AGCTACAATTCAGGAAATGTAAACCTACTAGATTTTACACTAGATTCAGCTACATTGCCAAGCACCACACTCACCGCAGTAGATAAAATTGTGAATCCTATAGCAGTTGCACCGGGATCTGGATTACCTGCCGCGGCCTCAGGACAAAGATATATCATCACTGACGAAGTTCCTATAGGAGGAAATTGGGGCATGCCTATCTCTGGTGATCCAGGCAAGGGTGACATCATTGCGTATGATGGAGCAAACTGGAGTATAAGTTTTGATGCCAGTGCAAATGGATCAACTGCACAGTATGTAACCAACAATGATAACAGCGACCTTCTCTACTTCAACGGAGAAGATTGGGTACACGCATGGCGACAGAGATATAAACCAGGATTTTGGAGAGTATTCCTTTGATACAAGCAAGCGGGTGTTTGCTTCTTGCACTTGATACAGGTAGAATTTGTTTACAACAAAGAAGCAGTAACAACACACATCCTAGAACATGGGCTTTTTGGGGAGGCAAAAGCGAACCACAAGAACGCCCTATTGAAACATTATTACGTGAACTAGAAGAAGAAATAGGCATGTTGCCTGATGTACAAAAGGTACATCCACTGCATGTGTTTACCAGTAAAAACAATGAATTTGTTTATAATACATTCGTAATTACAGTATACGAAGAGTTTATTCCGTTGTTGAACAATGAAAGCGATGGATACTGTTGGGTAAAAATTGGCAATTGGCCAAGACCTTTACACCCTGGCAGTAAAAATATACTGTATGATAAAAAGATAGTCAAAAAAATAGGGACCATCTATAGTAGAAATTCTAATACAAATGGCCCCGATTGGATTGCCAGCTTAAACAGTTAGTTTCTTTTTCATTGCACTCAAAAATTCCTGTTTGAGCCAATCAAAATCATTAATCATAGCGAGTTGGTTTGGACTTCCAGAATGAAGTTTGCCATACTCAGCACCATCTCTAGCACCACGCAGTGCGTATCTACCAAAGCGAGCTCCGTTATCAATCTTCATCCACGCATCTAAACGTTCTTGATTTTCTTCAACCCTACTGTTAGAAATAATGTTGCTAGAGAGTTTAGCACATTCTCTAAAAGCGGCTCTCCAAGTACGATACGGATCCTTGTTAAAAGCAGTAATGTTGCTGACTTGATCAATTGGTTGAAAGAAAGCAACGTTGGTACTAAAATCGGGCATTCTATTACCAAGGGTCATTAACTGCTTGCGGGGGAATAATTTAACAGCACCAAACCCATATTCCAATCCGTTGATTGGGTTACGAGCTCGCCAGCAATATGTAGTGTTTTTTCGTTTGCTTTTAGGAGGCACAAAATCAAAACGAAAGTGATCTAATATTACTGCGTCTGCGTCAACGATCCATACCATTTCTGTTGAGCTGGTTCGTCCAGCTTCTTTGTATGCATTCTCAATACCTTTGATGTTTCTAATATGCCTGGCTTCAGGATACTTTGTAACAATAGATTGAAAATTTCTGTCGGCTTCTGCTTCATGATAACTGATAAAGCAGATGTCAAATTCTGTATCAACGTAGCTTGCAATAATTCTGCTACGTATTGTGTTTTTTGGTTTGGTATTTGTAGGCACCAGTCTTACCACGTCCCAACCAAGTGGTCTTTTACTACGATGACTTACCATTGGAAATTCATAGATGTAATTTTTATCAGTTCCACCAGGTCGCCAATGCCATGGAAAATCATCACAGATAGGATACTTTTCGTTTACCACCCATATATGACTGTGTTCAGTAGCATACTCTGTTGCCATAGCTTCTATGGCTTCCATGTCATCAATGTCTTCAAGATACATTCTTGGAAATTCGTCAACGCATTTCAGCACTCTAGTCCAAGGCGATACCTGTACTTCACCGCGAATAATTGATACATGTTCTGGATCAAACTGTTGGTTCCAGTCTGGTCTCCACATCATTTTTTCTGTGTCTATTCCATGTGATATTGTCATTCTTCAATGTCCTGTAGTGAAAATGCTTTTGATCCAACATGTGTTACAGAGTCAGCAATTTCAAAATCAGCGTAGGCTTGAAATCCAGCTTCTGCCGCCTTTTCAAAAAAGTAGATATCTTCACCCATTATGGTTTTTGTCTTTTCATCATATCTTGTGCCAAACCAAGGTTGTTCTGTTTTTTCAAAAACTTCTCTGTGTATCAGTACACAACCAAATCCTAAGGCGGCTACTTTTTCCAGTGCCAAACCTTTGTCTGTAGCACTATTTAATCTTGCGTTGTAGTCTAGACTGCTTTTAAACGCAGTACTGCGTATAGGTCTTATTCTAGTAGTGTAAGGCACTCCTACTAGCTTGGCTTTTCTGTTCAATAATCTATCTATGAGATCGCTTGGAAAAGTAATATCACTGTCTAACCAAAGTAGAAAATCTGCACTAGTATCTAGTGCTTCTTTGGCTAGTTCATATCTCTGTGAAATCACGTTGCTACCATACACCATATGAGTGGTTACTGGTTTTTTATCACGCCCACACTTGTGCATTAGATTACTCAAACTTCTAGTAAATAAAACAGAACAATTATCCATCACTGGCATGCATATAGCAATTCTGTATCCACTATTGTTTACATAAGCAGAAGGAACACTTACCATTGGTGCACCTACATCATTTCTTGTGGAACCATGTCTTGTGCAAGCTGACGTTCTGCTTGTACAACACCGTCATTCAATAGTTTTGCAAGTTGTGTTGTTGTTTTTACACAGTTGGCAAAAGCAGTATCATTCAATGCCGCGATGCGATTCATGTGATCTGGTTGTATTTTGCCAATTGTTAGCATGTCAATTGCGGCCAACCTTGCTAGTCTATCGACCCAATACTGTTCTTCATAGGTTTCAATGTTTTCTAGCAGAGCAGGAATATCATGTTTGGTACCCATGTCTGTGAGAATTTCATTGAGTATATTAAGTTCAGCTTCTAAACTAGCTTTAGCGTGTTCTCCACTTTCAATGACTATGCCTGCTTTTACTCTACGTATTTCGTTGATTAAAAGTTGTGCTTGTCTGGCTGGATGTGGATGTTCTCCAAGCACAAATGTTTCGATTTCATATCTAGTTCTATGGATTACCGCAGTATCCACGATGTTTTTCTTTGCCATGTTTTACCTCCTAAGGTTTTACATTGTCTAGTATATATCTTTATACACCATGAGCAAGATGTGTATTATGGACTTGAACCAGCTGAGTTACCGTTTTGCCAACCACCAAATGTGGCACTGAGTTTGGTGTTAGTCGTTACCGTTGGTGTTATGAAAGCACCAAATATTCCACTAAGCTGTAAATTTGAATTTGAAGCTGGAATTTGAGGGATTGGAGGACCAAACCCACCATAAAAAAATGAACGGAGGGTACTCATTGATATTTGACTGCCGGTTGCTGGTAAGGCCATAGTTTATTTCTCGCTACTATTAGTTATAAGAGAATTTACCTGTTCTGTCAAGGTTTTTATTTGTTCTTGTTGTTCTTTCATTCCTTCAATGAGTAGTGCGACCATTTTTTGATAATCAACTGTTTTGGTTCCGTCATCTCTTTCACGTACCACTTCAGGTAATACTGATTCTACTTCTTGAGCAATGACACCAATGTCATGTTTACGTACAAAGTAACCATCTTCACCACCACGTTTTTCAATATGCTCGTCGGTCCAATCAAATGATACACCACGTATAGCATTAATCTTTCCTAGTGGATCTGCAATTACTTCTATGTTTTCCTTTAAAGCAATATCAGATGAATAAAATGCAGTTACGTCATTTGATGCACGTACTTCACCAGTAACTGATAGTAGTTTATTCATTGTAATCCGACCGTTACCAGCATCAACGACTATATTAGCATCTGCACTTCCCAGTGCTACAAGGTTCAGTGTATTCGCATTGTGGTTAAACCAAACTTGACCCTTGTATTGAGAAGTACCACTAGTGCCATCAGCAAAATAAATGCTTCCTTCACTGGTTGTTGAACTGGACATGATTGTCATACCAGTATTGCCGTTAGTGTATAATATAAGATCATCAGCAGAAGAATGAGCGGAACCTACTGTTCCAGACGTTACAATATTTGTTTTACCAAAGGTATTTGTTCCACTATTTTTAAAGTCACTGCCACCAATGTCGATATCATTGAAACCTGAGGTAATAGATCCGCCTGTCAAGTCGCCTACAATGGTAATATTATCTTGGTTAGATGAAGAACTGCTTATTTTACCTGTAATCGTTCCAGTGACTGTTATTCCATTTGCTGTAGTGTTTAACATACTTGAACCATAATGATATAATATTACCTCACCTGTTGAGCCGTCACATCTGATATAAGGTGTGGTACCGCCACTACCATTATCAGAGTTAAGTACAATATCCTGATCATCACCAGCCGCGGTAATATTGATATTACCACTGGTACCATTATGTGTGATGTACATATCTTGAGCATCATCTTGTTGGATATAAAATTTTCCTTCATTATTTTGAATTGAAAAACCACTGCTGGTAGCAAGGTGTCTTATGAAGGCTTTTTCACTGCCAGCTGTATTTGTACCAAAGGTAATTCTTGATGTAGGGCTTGTTGCAGTTTGCATTATTATATCGCCATCAATAGTGATACCATTACCAGACGAATCTTGGATTTTATCCTTTATTGTCACTGAGCCTTCAAAAATTGCATTAGCACTACTATTAAAAGTAACTTGATTGGTAAATGTTCCACCTGCAAGTGGCATTGCCGCTATATCAGACAACGTTTCTGCCGCTGTTCTACCTTCTACACTTGTACCATCAATTCTTAGGAAATCATCATCACTTAATCCTCCACTTGCAACCACCAATAGGTTGCCAGCATTGATACCAGTGTCAGCACCAGCACCACCTCCAAGCTGTGATGTAAGTGCCACTGTACCTGTGTTGTCAGGCAGTGTAATCACATTATCCTGTGATGGATTTGTTACCACCAGCTGAGTTTCAAAGGTGTTAGAGCTTGAACCTTCAAAGAAGATACCATCACTGCCGGTGAGTTCTATAGCGTCTGCAATAACTCTACCACCCACTGTTAGATAGTTTGTGCTAGGATTGTAGGCCAATCCTGCGTCAGTGTACACTTGGTTAACAGCCATACTAGCATCATCACTGTCAACTATGTTTACATAATGAGCGGCATTGACCGCACCACGTTGTATTGTGTGTATGGTTTGAGCCTCAGTGGC